GTTCCATAAAAACGCTTGATTAGTAGATATTTTATCATTTCCTTCAATTGCACGGTTTGCATTTGTCTGAGTATCTTTCCATTCGTCAGAAGACGGTGACATTTTAAGACTACCGGTGTTCTGTACATGTCCAAACGGGTTAATGTTAACGTGATCAGACGCAAGTGCTTGGAATGCCCACTGCTCACTATCATGGTTCAGGTATATGTTGTCACCTATTTTAGTGACACCTGTAGACAATGAGTTGTTGAAAAGAAGTCTTATGTTCTCTTCTGCCGCCTTAGGATGAATAACCTGTGCATCAGGATCTAATGACGCAGCGTAATCTTCGTTCTCGGTATCTGATACTTCATGATCTGATTGGTCGTCCGATTGAGAACCACTTGCGAGTCTAGACTCACCTGCACTATCCAGAGACGTTTCTAGAAGGTTACGTAACTCTAGTATAGATAAAGCTGTAGATTCTGCTAGCGCATCAACCTTATCCTCAAGGTCAGATATATCTCTCATGGTATAATGTCTATGTTCTACTGGAGTAAAAGATAGATCCTGACCATTTAACGTATTAGGATTCATTGTTATCTTATACAACTCTAACGCATTTTCTGGTGTAGGTTTGAACTGTGGATCAGATGCTTGGTTACCCATCAACAATTGTAACTCACCTTCTTGAGTCAACAACAGTTTATCTGCACGTCCCAAGTAGTAACTAATATCGGCGGTTACATTATCCCCAGTCTTAGGAAGAAAGTTGATATTGGTAAACGTACCATTGTCATTGTCAGAACGGAAGTCGAGATAGTTGAATAGACTTAGTTCGTCACCAGTCTTATTTACGTGAGTAGGTATATCACCATAGTCTAACGTGTTGTAAGATGACGCAGCGAAGAAATCACCATCATTGTTGTGACGTAATCTCTTATAGTTAACATACAAAACATTTGGTGCACTGTCTTCTCCATCGTGGATCAGACGTGAACGTTGATAGAAGTTGTCTCTCTGTCCATCATCCAAAACAAAACTACTGAACATGTCAAGACCGATGCTGTTAGTGTTTTTGACAGAGTCTAATTCAGTTACATCGACATGATCAAACTCATAATAGTTATATGCAACGTTGTTGTATACGTCAAACCCTGTTTGTTTGTTTAACGTGTCAGTAATACCAGTCAGTTCAGTCTTGGTACGTACCGCACCAGTCTTCTGAACATAGTATAATACTTCAAGAACAACACCGTCTGCAACGTCTGAGAGAGTTATCTCACCATTAGATCCATTGACTGTGTGTGGAATAAAACCACGAGTAGAAGACGCAACAACCCAATTGGAGGTGTCAACAAAGGATTCCCCTGCACCTAGTACAGAAGAGATGTCAATCTTACTTGAGGCGACCGTCTTACTTCCGATATGTCGTTGTATTTTCAAAACGATATCAGACATCGACTGGAGTCTTTCCTGAGTCAAAGGCATCAACAAGGAGTTATCCTGTGTATTGAACAACTTGACATCACTGTCAGTTCCCGCACCATTGACCGCAGTGGATAACTTGTATAAGTTAGTTGTGGAAGTACCAATTGATTTGATATCAGTAAGATCTTTATCTGAATCAACCTTCATATCAAAGACAAAAATCTTGTGTGTTCCGTTGTTAGGAAGACTAGAACCCTTCTCTACCGCACGTATTCTTGCAGTACCGATAGTATTACTACTTGGATCGGTCAGTGATGTACTTAGATTGACTGTCGCCATATCCAGATTGGGTAGTCCTCGACCAGAATCTGCAACAAAATAGTTACCATACTCAATAGGAACGATGTCGTTGTTACGATTGTCTGTAGTCTGAGGACGTGGTATTCTCAATTTAACAGGTGATGGAGTTTCTACTCTATAACCATTAACGTATGCACTACCAGTTGATACAACCAATTCCAGAGAGGAATCACCCGAAACCTCATCTTCAAAGTGAATGGTGTATGGGTTGACAATGTAGTCTCCCGACTCTTCTTCGGTACGTAGTGCAATGAGTTCATTGATCTTGTTGTATCCATCACCCTCATCGACTTCCTCAACAATCTTAGAGTTCTCGACATTGGCAAGGAATACGAAAGTTTCGTCACTTGTGATGGTTGCTTGATCACATAGTGTCAGAGTTATTCTGTATCGATCTGCGCCCGGAGATGCATTATTAATTACACCCCCTGTGTTATCAAATAGGGAAGCGTCATCGTTTACAGATATAACTTCTTGAACAACCTTAAATCCAATCGACCCAGTAAAGGATTGGGTGTATGGACTTATCATAAGGTGTTGTGTTGTTGCGCTTACGAATCGACCCAGTACAAAGAAATCACCTGTTGCAACGTCAAACCGTACGCCACGACCAGATGCATTAGGAGTCTCAGTAACTAACTCGTAACCGGAACCAGATTGATCAAACAAAGTAACTTTGTCACCGAAACGATCAGGTAGACCGGCAACAACAGATTGATCAGTGTTGATGTATTGGACATATAAGGTATCATACGTGAAACCCAAACCAGTGTTTCGTGGTTGCACCTCAAGTACTTTGGCTTCAAGTCCAGTGACATCGTCACGGAATATCGTATCGACAGGGATATCTGCAAACGCAGAACCCGCGTTCGTAGATGCAATCTTCACATACTCGTGAGCTGCATTGATTGCCATTCCACCAGAACTAACTGCAGCACCTTCTTTAAAGATGTTGCGTCCAAAACGACCTATCTCTTGATAGATAAGACTTTGGAGTTGGGTTAACTCTCGTGCTTGGAGTGCCTTACCACTGTTAAATAATATTTGATGAAATCCCTTATCTTGATCGAGATCGTCATCATAAGTACCACCTAACGTAGCGGATGTAAATGTAGTTGCCATTGTTGTCCCTTTACTTTGTTCCCAAATCAATTACGATTCGGAAATCTTCGGTTTGTGTGCCTGATCGTATTATACTGTTGTTGAGGCTATTTATGTACATTAAATCACCTGAATATCTGTCGAAATCTGGTGGAACAATCGCATCAATTTGCCATGATGTTGCTGTATTAAGTAATGAAGTGATTGTTTGACTCGTGGTGAACTCCCCATACCCTGTAGAATCGGTCTGTACATAGTACACTCGATTGTTTGGGCCGTCATGCCAGAAAGTCTTACCTCGAACCTGCGCCGGGGTCTCGAAGATTTCATCTGCACTAAAGGTAGTAGAACCACCGCTTACTGTAAAGGAATGCATCGCAGTTCCTACGCTACCGGTGAATGGAGTATCTGCACCCATGTTCTTGATGTTGCTTAAAAGAGTAACCTGTTTGAAATCATTGCCAGGATCCGCAAGAGGTAATGTATTACCCTCATCATTTGCGATCGTGTTCTGCAACATGATTTTACCTGCACAAAGAGTCGCCACAGGATCTTTATTGACACCACCCTTGGGTGATATGATGGGTCGCAATATTGCGTTACCCGAGACACTGACCTTAGCATAGTCAAAATCTCTTCCATGTAGTATATTGCTGAACTTATCTGAATCAACTTCAACCTTGACAATCTTACCGTCAGCAATGGTTGCGGTGAACGTTGCATTGGGATTACCACCATCGCTGTCAACACCATTACCCTCAATATCTACTCGTGGAGCAGATTGATAACCCGACCCACCGTCTTCGATCGCAATACCTAGGATCTCTCCTCCGATTGCGTTACTCTGTAGACTTTTCTGTTCGATAGTCTCTGCGATGGTACCTACACCGGTGATCACTTGTACTGGCATGAAGTCAGTTGTTTTGAAATTGTTTATGGAACTACCGGACATCTTATACAGATATCTCCAGAGATACCCATCACCCGTAGGGAAAGTTTTTTGTATTCCATTGTATGCAGTTGCAATTTCGACAGTAGGTTCTACCGTTGAAGCTGTAGAGACACCTGTACTGTTCTTTCCTTGTTCTATTACAATGAAGACTTCGTTCTTACTGTTTGCGACATAGAATGCACTACGAGTAGTATCGTTGTTGTCGTATCGACTGTAAACAGTACCGGAGATCCAGTCATTTGTTTCTACAACAAAACTGTTTGCACTGACTGACTTGACAAAATGCATTTCATTTCTTGTCAACAATTGGTCATGTAATCCCGCAGACGATGAATCTCTACCGGAAAGACCAATATAATACGTATCACTATCCCCGTCCAAACTCTTTTTGAACTGGTTGATTAGGATCTTTCTACCGTCAGATGTTATTGAACTGGTTCCCATGAAACTTACACTCTGTTATTTGTTTATCTATTTATAATGAATCTGTGAGGATAGCATTCGCAAATGATGACGCAGCGTCATATCTTAGAATGTTATTTCGCAGAGGCGATATTGTTGCCTGATTTTCTGGAGTCGCAATGATCTTAACGTGGTCTCCACTTGTCATACTGATAATAAAGTTCTCTAAGTTCAATGTGCCCGTTGCTGCATCATAGGTACCTACATTGTCAAGTGCAAGTTTACCTGTATTGACGTTGAACAACTCAAGGACATTAGAACTCAGACGATTACGCAGGTAACAAGTGTCACCTTTGTATCGGAAGTTCTTTGATAAGACTGTGTGTACTGTATCGTCAGGTGCAGCAATTGACGTTGGGTAGTACACTTTATAATTGGTTTGACCGACTATAGGTACTAATCTGTTCTGCATTTTGATTTCTGCACGAGAAGATAGGACAGAAGGATCTGTATCATCTATCTCTGTCAACAGATTAGAACGCCGGAATGACTGATCAAAGTCACCGAGGTTCGCATCGAAATGAGTCTGCATGGTTGTCTTGACGTTGTTCTGAACCGATGATTGGTTCAATGCAGTCAGGTTCTGATTGTATTGGAAGAAAGTCTGTACTTCAATGAAGGTCTCAATAGGATCTACAAAATCTAGACTGAAAGTAACTACTGCGAGATCCTTTAACAGTCTTCGAATACCATCCTTAGTTGTCTGCTTGATTGTCGCATCTTCGGATGAGAAAACAAGTGACGTGAATACTGTTCCGTATTGAGGAGGTATATTATCCTCACCACCCCATGTCTTCACGTCTGTAATGACGTTACCGTACTCACGTAGTATCAACGAAGAGTAATCTTCTGCGGTCACTGCACGATTCTGTGCAGCATACTGATAGGGTGCATTCTTACGAATAGACTCCAAGTCTTCTTTGAGAGTTCCGCCAGAAGAGATAGTCGTGGTGGTAATCTGTAACTCTTTACCATTTATTCCCGAGCCAGGTGTAAACGTTCTTGCACCGTTTGCTTCTGGGCCACCGGTGATATCGTAGATGACCTCGATTCTATTCCCAGACTGAGGAGAAAGACCCAAGGTAGTACCGTTAGAAAAAGTAATCTCATACGATCCATTTGGAGTCTCCTTGATTACGAAGATCTTAGATGAGGAACTGATATTAGTGGTGGTGTTTAGGTTTGTATAGACATCATATGAAGAAGTCGAAGTGTCATTATACACCCTAACCTCTACTGTGTCAAGGTCTAATCGTGACTCAGGTATAACATATGAGTCGTTCTCTGAAACAGGGCCAG